TACGGAATCGACACAGCTACGATCAAAGAGAGTCGTATGACTACCTATGAAAGAGCTAAAGTGCCGATCACTTACGAGGGCTACAGCCGTTCTGCTATCAAGCAGTGGCCACGCCCCGGTTTGTGGGTTGATCAGGATCCTTTGCGTGGTGACAGATCTCTGAAGGCATTAGCCCTCTTGATCGCCAACTTGCGCATATAGGACAAGGATACAGACTGCCTGGAGTCTTAATTTCCAGAATACGCGGGCAATAATGCCCAATTCCACCCTCATATAGAAGAGGAAATACAGCCATGGCTGCACGTACTAACTTGGTCCTCACGGACCGAGCCTCGACACCAGTCGATCACACCTTTACTCCTGACGGCACTGACACCAACGGGGTGCACATCTTCTCGACGAAGAATGGCGTTCCCGCGGGTGACAAGCGGTTTACCGCAAGCCTTCGCCGGAGTAATGGTCGTTTCCGCATCTCGCTGAAACTTGCTTCACCTACCGTACAAACTCAAACGATCAACGGGATTGAAAACCCGGTTGTTGTTCGCACCGGCTATGCCGAAGTGAACTTTACGTTCGATGAAACCTCATCTCTGCAAGAGCGTGCCGACACTGTCGGTATGCTCGCTGACTCGCTTGGTGCGAGTCAGTCGCAGATCAATGAGCTCATCACGAGCTTGTCTGACATTTACTAAACGGAATGTCGTTAGATCGACAAAGTGACGTTCATTCGTCACTTCCGTTGTATGTTGATAGTCGGCACCCCTCTTCGGGGTATACCGTCCACTTCATACTTGTACTTGTCTTGGTGATCATACTTGGCTTTGCCATGTATATGATCTCGCTCAAGGACCCAGAAAGGGCCTCAGAATGCATAAGCATCATAAGAGCAGCAAGTCTGGATACCAACACAGGCGTAGGAACGCCAATGTACGTATTCCAGAGTCAGCCTCAAATTATCTCCGAAGCCTCCCAAGGGAGCTCGGAGAGGAAAGTGAATACTTCGGACTCGAATACCTCCAATTAGAGTACTTATCTAAGTACAATGATGAAGAGGTTGTTCCTGCTAGCGAACGCCGCTCTGCGGCAATTGCTAAATGGAAAGAGACCGAGGAAAAGAATATGATTACAAATCATCTTCTCGAACATCGTGACGAAGGATATAATATCCTTCCTCGTGTCACGTGGTCGCACTTTCTCAAATTTGCACGGAAACTCACCGCTGATATCCTTGGACCGCTTCGTGATGAAGTAGTTCTTGGATCTTTCAGTGGTGGTGCTTCTACTAGTCGTCGTCGAACTGAAAGCCATCCAGCTTTTAAGTTCGCCGGACAGGCG